TCCTCGATCGCCAGCAGGCGTTCGTCATGCTGTTCTCGATCAGCCAGTCGGCGCTGGCCACGGAGCTGCAATATCACCCGCGCAAGGACGCCATTCTGTCTCAGGTCAGCGCCAGCCAGACCAGCGACAAGCGCCGCGAGTCCGGCATAGATCGCATCCTGATATCGTCCGCACCGGCATCGCCCACGCTAACCGGTCAGGCGATCCTGCCGTGGATCGACGTGCAGGATCCGCAGCCCGGCTCTGACGAGCCGATGATTCAGATGTACGAGCTGTACGTGTGGAACGATGAGATCGACGACTATCAGGTCGTGACCGTTGCCGATCCGCAGATCGTGGTGTACGACCGCCCGTGCGAGGAGATGTTCCTGAAGGGGGAGCACCCGTTCATTCAGATCTGCCCGAACCCGAAGTCAGGGAATTTCCGCGGAGAGTCTGAGACCAACCGTCTGCGCGGGCTGCAGGATCTCCTGAACGAGCGCATGCAGCAGATCCGCGTGATGATGGCCCGGCAGGCCAAGCCGCCGATTGTCGGCTCGAACATCATGGGGCCACAGGACGAGATCGCGTTGTCTCTGCAGTCGGCCGGAGATTTCATTCAAGCCGAGCAGGGGTTCAATTTCAAGGAAGTATCGCCGAACATCCCCGCCGACCTCCTGCAAGACGTCGACCGGATCCGCGCGTACTTCGACATCACGTCCGGCCTGACCGCGACGCTGCAGGGAAACGGCAATGGGCGCTCAGGCGGCCAAGAGGCCGATCGCGCTCGCTTGGGCTCGACCAGGATCAGAAACCGCGCCTTGATCGTCGAGGACGCCCTAGAAGGCGCCGCCACGAAGATCTTCAAGCTGCTGCGCCGGTACAGCGCCGACCTTCTCGTCGACGCCAAGGGAAACGAATTCCTGTTGGCGCAGATGCCGAAGGACATGGTGATCAAGGTGGACGCGCACTCCTCGTCGCCGACGTTTGCCGAGGACACGAAGCAGTTGGCGTTCGCATTGCACAAGGAAGGCGTCGCCGACGGTGAGGACGTGATCCGCATGACGAATCCGCCAGCTGCCGACGAGATGGCGTACAAGTACAACCAGCGCCAGGCCGCGGCAGCCAAAGAGCGCCAGGACAAGATTGCGCACGGCATAGACCCCGACCATCCGACCAAGCACAAGTCTTGACGGTCGAGTGCACAGGGCGTATAGATGGCGTGTGTTGATGGAATGGACCCGAAAGGGCAATTCATGAGCCAACCGAAAGGCCATCGGCTCTCAACTGGAGCAAGACCATGCGCGGCAAGCGTAAGGGCCATCGCAAGTCCCGGCGTTAAGCCTTGACTGCACCTAACCGACGCTGAACTGGCAAGCCAGCACTGCCCCTCTTAGGAGGGGCTTTTATTTGAAACGCTGCCTTCCGTTGTTGATGCTCAGTATCGCCTCCATGATCGCCCGATCACTGAGCTTCACGTTATCGAGATACCGCTTTCTCGCCTCGCCGCGCTGCTTGGATGTCATGCGCGCGAAGTAACGCTTTTGCGGTCTCGTCGCACCGATAGCTCGCAGCATCTTGCTCATTTTTCCGTTCATGCCTTCTCTCCTTTGCTTGGCGCGGAATAGGTGACCATGAAGTAAACCGCTCCAAATTTACCGAATTCGTTGGCCAATTCCTTCACCAGTTCGGTGAACTTCTGATCCGACTGAATAAGCGCCCACGCATCAATCCGATCCTGACCAGTTAGCCCGACGAAATTATCGCCCGGCGGATCGTAGGCGGCAGGCTGAAATAGCCACGGATGAGTTGACGGCTTCGGCGGATGAATCGATGACCATCGGTCGACGCGCTTCTTCGCCATCACATCCTCTCCGCAATCCAGCGATCGACGTCCGATTCGCGCCACCCGATCCGACGCTGCGACAATTTCACCCCGGCCGGAAATTTACCTTCATCGATCAGCGAATAAATCTGCCGGCGTGACAGCGTTGTTTTCTCGCACACGCTCCGAATTTTCAAAATTCGGTCCTTCGACACAACGCCTTGGGCCATGAAAGATTCCTCAGAACGACACTCGTTGCACTAAAACGCATCGTACAGACCATCTGACGCACCTGCAAGCACGCCATAGCCGTTAATTCCGCGCATGTGCATGACAATCCAGAAATGGACCCGACCCAAATTCCAGCAGGCGCACCCGGCCCGTCCCCATCAGGGGCTGCCCCGCCGATGGAATCGCCGATGCAGTCGCCGCAGAACCCCGCTGGCGAAAAGGCAATGGCCGCGGTGAATGTGAAGATGGCGATGGACGTGCTGACCAATGTCCTGCCGATCTTCGGAGTCACCAGCGAGGAGGGCAAGACCATCATGGAAGTGCTCAACAAGATGGCCCGGCAGTTCGGGCACGAGACTTCGAAGCACCAGGATGCTGTCCCGGCGGAAGTGGCGGCCCTTGTCGCCAGCCTCAAGGGCGGTCCCGGCGCTCCTCCCCCAACACCAGTCGCGGGCGGCATGCCCCCGATGGCCGCACCCGCTCCAGGAGCTTAATCATGTCCGGTGACAAGCTGTTCAAGCCTTCCGACAACGGGTTCAAGAGCCCGACCACGACCAGCCAGCGCAACGGCGACATCGTGAACCAGCCTCGATTCCCCGAGCAGGGCGGTTTCTCGTCCAGCAAGAAGGGCTTCAAGAAGAACGGCCTGAAGGTCGTTCCGACCGGTAAGTAATCATGGCCGGCGAAAACGTCTCACTGGAAGGCATGTCCGAGTCCGAGCGCAATGGCCTCGCCGCCATGCACGTTCGCATGCTGCAGGATCCGGCCGTGCGCCGAGACTATCTGCGCACGATCAAGAAGCTTAACCCGACGTTCACGGCGCCGGAGCTGGAGATCGACGCCGCGATGGAAGTCGAGCGCAAGGCCATCGCCGACCGCGAGAAGGCTCTAGACGAGCGCGCCAAGAAGACCGAGGACGCCGTGGCCGCGATGGCTGCCGAGCGCGCCGAGGAAAAGGCGCGCGCCGCGTGGGATCAGTTGAAGCGTTCACCGATCGAAGCTGGGATCATCACGGCCGAAGAACTGCCCGCCCTCGAAAAGCTGATGAAGGACGAGGGTTTCAACAGCACCCAGTACATGCAGGCTGCCAAGTTCATGAAGGCGCAGCAGGTCATGGCCGCGCCGACGCCGGGAGCCCTGAAGCCGTTCCGCATGCCGGACAACAAGGAACTGAAGGCCAACCCGAAGAAGTTCTTCCAAGACTCGCTCACTGAGGGCCTGAACGAGTCGAATGCACGCCGCGTCGCCGGCAAGTTCGGACAGTAAAAAGAGAACCTGAACCATGAGCATTACGACAGCAACTGGCGGCATTGTCCCAACTGGCGCGATTGCCAACGAACTCAACGCCATCACCCGGCGCGGCTTCATCCCAACCCTCGTCGTGCAGATCTACAACAGCACGCCGACGATGGCCTGCCTGTTCGACAACGCGCAGACCGCTTACGGCGGTATCAGCTCGCTGACGGTGCCCGTGCAGGGCAACCCGATGACGACCACGCAGTCGATCGACTTCTCGGGCAACTTCGCCCAGCCGCCGGAAGTGCAGGGCATCTACGACGCCGAGCTGAACCTATGCGGCGTCGGCACCCCGATCCAGTTCCTCGGCGCCGAAGCCGCGCTGCAGCTCGACCACACGATCATCAATCGCCTCGAAGCGAAGAAGAACGATGCGGTCAACAGCGCCGTCGACTACATGAGCTATGGCCTGTTCAACAACTACACCGACACGCAGCAGATGACGGGATTCCCCGGCGCCATCGATGACGGCACTAACCTCGTCACCTATGCGACGATCAACCGAACTGCCTACCCGTTCTGGCAGGCGTACGTGAAGAACGCCGGCAGCACCAATCCGACGCGCCAGTCGGTCATGGCGAACATCACCGGTCTGATGAAGAACTGCGGCGGCGAAAAGCCCCAGTTCGGCGTCTGCGGCGCCGGTACTTGGCAGCTACTGGCCGACGACTTCATCGGCCTGGAAAGCTATCAGATCACCCCAGGCAGCAGCTTCGACAAGAGCGAGGACGGCGCGCAGTCTGCGTTCACCGCCCTGATGGTCTCTGGCGTGCCGGTCTACGTCGACATCACCTGCCCGGAAGGCACGATCTACTTTCTGAACACGAACTACACCAACCTGTACGTTCACGACCAGGCTAGCTTCGGGTTCACCGGGTTCCAGAGCCTCGTCGGCAACTACCAGCTCGGCTACGTCGGCCTCGTGCTGACCTACCTGCAGCTCGTCTGCGCCAAGCCGAAGGCCAATGCCCGGATTTACGGGTACAACTATATCAATTTGTAAGAGGCCGCCATGTCCATCCAGAAGATCCCCGTCGCCGGCTACTGCTTCAGTGCCGCACAAACGAGTACGGCCTTGGTCCCGGTGACGGGCGCCGGCACGCCGGCTCCGTCTGGCGGCCTACTGACCTACACGACCACCGGCGCCCACGGCCTCACTGCCGGCATGTCGGTCACGTTCAACGGCACGACTCGCCCCGTCACTTACGCGGCGAATACGTTCGTCGTCCTGAGCGTGCCAAGCACGACCACTTTCGTGATCGCCTCGAATCTGGCAGCAATCACCGTCGCCGGCAGCGTCATTCCGATCTTCATCCCGCGGGCCGGCATGCACATGATCACGACCGGCGCCAACGCACTGGTGCAGTACGATGCGGCGCAGTACGCTGGTGGCGGCGGCTTCGTTGAGCCGGGCGACATTCTCGTCGGCACCAACCTGACCACGCCTCCTACTGCGACCGTGCAGGCTCCGACGCCGCAGTCACCGAACGCTGCGACGTGGAACCAGCTGATCCCAGTGTCAAGTGGCGGCACGTTCTGGACCGATGGATTCGCGGTGCAGGTCCTGTGCAGCGGCAGCGCTGGCACCACGGTTTGGAGTAAGGTGGCCTAACATGCGCGAACAGCCAACCAGGTCCCCCACGATCCTCTACGTCTGCAACAACGGCGACAAGGATTTTAGCGATCGCTACGACGGCGAAGATTTCAGCTTCAAGGTCGGCGAGACGATCCAGATTCCGTTCGAGGCCGCCCGGCATATCTTCGGGTATGGCGAGGCCGACAAGTCTCGTGCGCTCCGCCGCCAGGGCGTGTACACCCACTCCACAGATGCCGAAAAAGGCCAGAAGTGGATCGACCAGTTCGTGTTCGAGATGGTGCAGCCGCCGCCGCCGCCGAGCCTGGCTCGCGTCAAGGCGCCCGAACTGGGCGTGATCAAGATGGATGACGACGAGCGGGATGAAGGCGCGGAAGGCATCGAAGGCGCCGCCGAACAGGTCCGCCGCGGTCGCGGCCGGCCGCCGGGCTCCAAGACTGTACGGACGGCGGAGGATGTCGTCAACGGCCTCTGAGTCGGGTCAGCAATAGCCAGGGGCCGCCGCGTGCGGCCCTTTTTGCAACAGGAGACGTGTCATCGCAATCGTCATTCCAGCACCGGCGCAATCAGGGTACGTGCTGAGCGATTACGTGTACCGCACGCGCAACCTCCTGCACGACGCCACCGGCCGCCTCTACAGCGACCAGCTGATCGTCACCAACGTCAACGATGCGCGCGATCACGTGGCTCGAGACAGCTGCTGCGTGCGCTTTCTGCAGACCAACGCCCAGTACGGCATCCAGCTTACTGCCAACGTCGAAGTCTACAACACCTACTCGTTCCTGCCGCTCGGCCCCGTAACCGTTGATGTCATGGGCGTCACGGTCTACTGGGGCAACCAGCGCATCGAGTTGGACTACCGTCC